CACCCCTGTTCCACGTGACCGCAAGCGCGAAGCCGTTGAACAGTTCGAGATCCAAGACGAACTTTTGCGTCAAGTCGTTGAGGTCATCGTCTTCGTTGACGTCAGCCATGAACGCCTCCGCCTTTGCCTGTTGCGCAACGGTGGTCTTATCCGCATCCACTGCCCAGCCTTTGCCGGAGATGTAGTTGCACTTGCCGTTGACGATTGCGTTGTGCTTCGCGCTTTTCTTGTATATGTCGAGCAAATAATACGGGTAGTCGTTCATCTCCCCGAAGGTATACAGGTCGTTAGCCTTGCTTTGCAGCATCAAAGGGTAGCGATAGTCCGCCTGTGGGATGAAGCTAAAATTCAGTTTAGTCATAAGAAACGTAGTCGATCGTGTTTGTTGTACTCGTGAAACTGCCCTCCGTCGTTTCAATCATCGCCAATCCTGTTTCAAGGACACGCGGATTCGTCGTAGGTAGCAGGAAGCGACGCATAGCACGCGTATAGCGGTTGGAGGTGTTGCCTTTGCTGTGCGTGCCTTGGTTGCCGTTATTCATGTCAACCGTGAACGCCTGCGTCGCTGATGCCTGCGTCGATGACCAATAGGTGTGGTTTGCGAAGCTGCCAAGACCATCGCTGGCTAACTCCGTCCACATCATTCCTAACTCCTCCAGGGACGGCAGAAACCAGTCGCTAAAGTTGTTCAGCACAAGCTGATCCGCAAGCCTCGCGGCTATGCCTGCTGTTGCGCAATCTGCAACAATTGATGCCGTGTTGACAATGCCTTGACCAATTGCTTCGGGTGTTAGCCCTTCGGGTATCAGCGTCCCTTGACACCCCCACTCTGCGTTGCTCGACTGATTCACTGCCGCCGAGATGTAGGCATAGCCGCCATCGGTAAACGTGTATAGTCCGCCTTGCACGAAGTCACCAGCAGCGTAGGTTGTCGGGTTCTCCGTGACCTCGTACCGATATTGCCCTTTCTCCAGTGCGCCCAAGGTGAAGGCGAATTTGTCGTAGCGACTTTCGTAGGACGACAGGTTGTCAATCGCGTTGAGGTAGATGTCAGTGGCTTCCAGCGTCGCCAAGTTCGTCAGCCGCAAGCGGTAGACCGTCGCGCTGTTCGCGCGCTCCGTCCACGTCACCGCTATCGTGTTGCTCTGGCTCGCCTTGAGGTATAGCATGAAGTTCTTTTATTGAAATATCCCTCGCCACGTTTTTGTACAAATTGAACCTGCGTCTGGTGATTTCATCAATGTCAAATCGCTTCTGCATCTTCGCCGTCAGCCTGTCCGCCATCTCACGCGCCATCGCTGGCTCGTTGATCATAGCCTTCATCGACTTGTACCACTTCTTCGGTTGCTTTTCGTCGACCAATACGCCATCCCAGCCGTCGGTGATGCAGTCGGCATACATGCAGACGTTGCTGGCGATGATCGCCTTGTTCATCCATGCGGCCTCGGTGATCTTCAACTCCGACTTGAGCCTGTTGAACTTATTGTCGCGAAGCGGCGCAAGCGCAACGTCAATGAAGTTGTAGCCGCCAACGTAGCTGTAAATATCCGCCGCCTGTATGCGTCCGTAGTTGTTGTTCTTGCCCTTATTGCTGAACACCTGCTCATACTGCTGATATATCGGGTTGCCCTCATTCCACCCGGCAAGGTACAGCATATATCGACCTTCCAGCGTGTGATCGTCGCAGAGGCGCGACAGTGGCAGTTCCAGCAATGCCACGTCCTCGGTGTGCTGCGCAGCACCGAAGTAGCCAAAGCGTAGGCGCTCGCTCTTGGTAGGTTGCGGCTTGAATTGGTCGTACAACAGATGCGGCACGTTCTCGCAGATCGTCACGTTTTTGTTCAGCTTGACAATCTCATCGCGCAGGTACGTCGTGGTCGTGATGACCGCATCCGCAAGCTTGACGTGTTCGGCGACGATTGCAGACATGTTCGTGTCGTGGTAGTGTTTGTAGAAACTGTGGCCAGTGCCAAGATGCCAATAGTCGTCCATGTCAAGAATGATCTTCGCGCCGTACTGTCGTAGGATGTCAGCGACAGGCTTGACCGCCTCAATTGGCCCTGCGATCCAAGTGCGATTATACAGGAACACGTCGATAGTCCGCAGCTCTTCATCGCTCATGGTGCGCACGTCAGCGATGCTCACGAACTCGGCCTCGCTGCCGAACATCTCATGGACGCGACTGCTTGGCATCTCCAAGCGGTAATAGCTGCACCCTGTCGGATGCTGATTATAGACGATACATACACGCATACAACAAAGTTAGCCCAAAAAAAAGAACCCTGCGCCACCATACGCAGGGTTCTCCAACCAACCAAAATCTATGCTAATATACGCTATCCTTCGAGCGTTTGTGTCGATGAGGTGACAGCGTTTGCCGCGGCAGCCGTAACCTCAACGCATGGCTCTTCTTCCATGCCAGTTAGCGTCAACTCATAGCCGCTTCTATCACCCATCGCCGTACCTGTCTGCGACGTTCCAGCACTTACTTCGATGCCATTGTTCTTGCCAAGTAGCCAATACTTGCCATTTCTATCTTTAACAATAGCCATCATACGCGCCGTAGTCACCAGCCTCAACTCGTTGCGTACAGCCTGCTGCAGCTTGTTGATGATAAGCGTAGCCTCCTGCTGATAAAAGACCGTGCCGTTCTCCGTTGATGCGTTTATCGTTTCCGTGAACTGGCCGACACCTTTCGGCAGTTCGTATTTGTAGAAGCCGCTGACACCTGCACCTGTTGTGCCGCTGCCAACGCTTCCAGTTATCGCTGTCACCTGCGATGACGCGTTAGTGACTATGCTTGTGACCGCCGTGAATGGCGCAAGCCTAATCTCCGTAATGCCGCCGACGCTGTCGCGGCATCCTAATTTATATCCAGTTGTTAAGGCGCAAGGCATATCTATATCGTTTAGTTATTGACAAAAGAAAAGAAGCGGGGAGGGTTGCCCCTCCCCACGAACTTACGCGGTCTTCAGAGCCGGAGTTGTAGCGTTGTTGCCCAACACCAAGCTGATGTCAGCAGGGAAGGCAATCTGCACGCCGTACTTATACGCGGCTTGGAATCTAACGCTGTCGTTGTCGTACGATGCCCAAATGCGGAATTGGTCTTCGTCGGAGAGTAAGTCCGTGCCGTAAAACAAGTTGGAGAGAGATCCAGCGAAAATACGCTGCGTGTTGTTCAATCCATTCACAGCTACGACCTTCATGTTTGTTCCGGGATAGAACATCTCGCCGCCAGCTACCTGTCCGAGGTCGCCCTGATACAAGTTGACAGTCACCAACTTATGCACGAGCATACGATACAAGTCCCATCCGCAGAAAGCTACCAAGTCGTTGTTGCTGATGACGCGTGTTGGCAGGTTGTTATATGCTGTTTCAAAGCCACTGACAATCGTCGAATCGCTGAAGTTAGCGCCAAGCTGCGCGGTTACGACGCTGGAAGCACCTGCACCATAGCGTGTCAGCCATAGCAATCCACCACCACCTGTGCGGTTCAACTGCGCATCACCTGATGGCGACGTTGCGCCTACAGCCCATCCTGCCGTTCCTGATACCGAAGCACTTGCAGCGGCAACCGATGGCACTGACTGCCAAATGGCGCGCTCAATACCTTCGGCGATGCGCTTCGCCTTCTGCGTTGCAAAAGCCTGCTCGAATGGCACGCCTTCGTAGTTGCTGCCTTGCGTCAGCTGCGATGCCAGCCAAGCCGTTTCAAGTGAACGAGGGCATAACTCCTCCTGCACCTTAACGCGAGCGACAGTGATTGTACGCTGGCTGAATGTGGTAGTGCCGTCGGCGTTCCACGCACACGCGGTTGCATCTTGGAACACAGCGTCGGTGTCCATGATGTTTAACGCTTCCTGCGACTTAATGCCCACGCGCTTCTGCAATAATGACTGCGTCTTTGCGTCAAATACAGTTTGGGTTATCAGAGGCAGCTTGTTCTGCTCGACGTACCCGGTGATTGTTGCGATTGAAAATGACATAGGTTATTTTTTTAGGGTTTTTAGGGTTTCTTGTACTTCTGCAAGTCTGCTGGCACGGCTCATCTTCACCGACTCCACAACAGCGTCACTTGCTCTCTTCTTCGGTGCAGCCGTAGGCATCTGCGCCAACGCTGACAGCGCCGTGTCAATAGTGCTGAAACGAGCGGCGTTAGCTTCGACCTCTCCGCCCATCTTCGCCATTATCTCTTCAACCTTTGCGGCCAAGGCAGCGATAGCCGCCTCCATAGCTTGCATACGCTCTTCATGCGGATCGGCGGGTGCGCCTTCGCCTTCGGGTGCTACTTCAATCTCTACCTCTTGCGCCTCAACAGCTTCGGGTGCAGCTGGTGCCGGTGCAGCGTCGCCGATCTCGACGATCTTGCCGCCTTCGGTAGTCACAACGCCAACTTCGGGGATTGAGTGCGCGCCATCAGGGGCAGGCAGCAGTCCCTCTTCGGTCACGACGTAGACCAGCGTGCCAACGGCTAGCTCGCCATCCACGCGGATCATCGTGCCATCCTCCAACTTGTAGTCGCTGAACGCCAACGGCGCAGCGGCTGGTGCTGGCGCAGCGGAGAAGCTACGCAGCACGCGGGTTAATTCTGAAATTCGATCTGATAGGTTCATAGTGTTAAATATCATTGGTTTTGATAGTATGCAAAAAACTCTCAAAGGCTTGAGCGAACTCCGCCATCGCCACCTCTATCTCCGTGTCCGTAGGTTGCATCCCGAAGTAGCCTTCAATGCTGAACCCGGTGAACTGTTCGCGATCCTCCCACACTTTGTCGTTCTCGACCTTGAAGCTACCAAACCAGCTGCCATCCTTCGCGTCCTCGTAGCCATTCGGTGGGTTGATGCCGCGTTCCCTGTCGATCATCCAGCTTTCAAACATATACACGCCATCAATGGCGGTGCTGTGTTCAGCGTTGACGTTGTGCTGATTGCCCTGCTTGAAGTACTTCTGCACCATCTTGCGGATGGTTTCCCTTTGGAAAATAACAAAATACTCGCCCCGCGTTTTGTCGCGGCGTATGATCGGCGTGTCTGCCAGCATCAACGGCCCTGTCAATACGCGCTTTTCCCCTGTTTCGGTAAATCGCATCTTCTCTTTGCTAAAGGCCTGAAATGGCCGCTCAATCGCAGGGGATTCAACGAGGGCGACGTAGCTGACGCCTTCGTCAACTTCGTCAATGGTCATCAGGTATACTGGTAGTTCCATAGCGTTAAATATCATCAGTTCCCCAACTGTGCAAATTCGCTGATCCTACGCAAGCGCCCTGATACTGTGCGCACGTCGGATTCGACGACATACGCGCGCATGCTTTGACCTTGCCCTGCGCCTGCACCTTCATTCGGGTTAGTTAGCTGGCTATTCGGGTTCATCACTCCGCCTCCCGATGCGAAGCCTCCTGTCGTTGGCGGTGCTGATCCGCCGCCGCCTCCGCCGCCAGTCACTGCCGATGGCGACTGAAACGTCTGCTTGCTGATCTGCTGCACGCGAAGCAACCCTGCCGCAACAGCCGCTGCCGCCGCAATGGTAGCGCGCACTGGTGCCGATGGATCGGGTATCACCATCTGCGACCTATACGCCCCTTGTGCAGCGCTGAATGTTTCAATCAACGTCTGCGCCATCGACATCTTCTTGTTAATCTCAAAAGCACGACGCTGTGACCTCTCGCTCTTACCTGCAAACAGCGTAGACAGGTTGCCGAGCGTCTGAAACGTTTTAGCTGCGGTGTCAATCTTCATCTGCTCCAGCCTTTCTTCCTCCTGCTGCATGCGCCGTTGCAAGTCCAGTTGGTATTTTATGCTTGTGCCTCGCTTTTGCAATTTGACATCTTCATTGCTGCGCGTAGTCGCTAACATTTTGTCTAAATGCTCTTGCAGTGTGATCTGCTCTGCCCTGTACTCCATCTCATTCTCCTTCTTTCGCTTTTCAAAATCTGCTTTCGCCTGCAATGCCCTTGCCGCTCTTGCATCTTGGAGGATTCTATTTTCTTCGGCAATCTTGACTTTTAGCAACTGAATCTCTTGCATGTATTGCAATTCAAGGTCGCGCTGCGCTTGCGTTGAGTTCTCCTTCATCTGCACCCTCAACACCGCAAGGAATGACAATGACGTTTGTAGGTCACGCTCAAATCGCGCCATTCTAATCTTGGCGATCTGCTCATCAGTCGCGCCCTCTGCCTTCAACTTGCGCTCGTAGAGGTCAAGCATGTTGACCGATTCAAATAGTGACTTATTTAAGTCCTTTTGTGCCTCATTTTGGTCATCGGTCTTGCTCGTGAATCGTATCATAGCTTCAATCGCAAATCCTAACGCAACCACAACCGCACCAATGCCAGTGGTGACTAATGCAATCCTAAACGCCTTCAGCGCCCCTGTGCTGGTGCCCACTGCCAACGCATAGGCACGCTGCGCCGCCGCGTTCAGGTTGACCATCAGCGCGGAGTCCTTGTTCAGCGCATTGGCAACAGCCGTTGCACCATTGACTAACGCCAACGCCGCCTGCACCTTCATCATTGCCTTCTGAACATCCTCGCTCTCCTCGCCGAACAGCGCGGCTGCACCTTGCGCAACGGCAAAGCCGCCTGCGATGCCTTGGATAGCAGAGGTGAACGTGTCCAGCGTCCGCGTATCCGATGCCAACGCCTTGACCTGTGCGCTTGTGTCACCGATGGCATCCTTCAGCGAGCCTGCCTCGGCAGCCATCCGCCGGAACTGGTCGGTGTTCTTCTGGCCAGCCGCTTCGAGGTCAAGCATCTGCTTTTGCAAGTCGCGGAGGCGCGCCTTTGCCGACTGCGTCGCCTTCTGGGTGTCGTCCTCCGCCCTGACCTTGACGGTGATCTCTTTGTCTACTTCTGCCATTATTTGCCTTT